CCTGGATTTTCCCCCATTTTGGAATCGGGTTACCTGCTCTGGAATCGGGTTACCTACACGCTGAGCCCCGGTTACCTCCCCTGAACTCGGGTTACCTTCCCTGCTGCCCCGGTTACCTGCTCCTGGTCCGACACTTACGGGACCACGCACTGCATGAGACAACCCCGCCAGTTACCTGCACCAAAAAGTAACCGGAGGTGGAGATGAGGTTCAGTGAAACCGGGGCCAAGGTAGACCCCAGGCACGAGGCGAGGGTGGCTGCACTCTCATGGCAACGTAACCAGAACGGTTACCTTCGGCACTACAAGAAGGTAACCGGCAAGACCAAGAACATGTTCGCCATGCACCAGTACGTCTGGTTCCTGGAGCATGGCGAGTGGGTCAAGGGGCTCGACCACATCAACGGTGATCCCACTGATAACCGGCTGGAGAACCTGAGAAAGGTAACCAGGAAGACCAAGGTTGCCGTCGTGAAGGTAACCAAGGCAGACAGCGAGAAGGTAACCAACCAGGAGTCACTCCAGGCTGCCCTCGACTTCTTTGGTGCTGCCGTAGTCAGCGAGGACCTGGCGACACAACTCTCGGAAGCCCGAGAAGAACGAGGTTGTGTCGCTGTCGCTGCTGTCGCTGGTGGCAAACACGCTGCCACGGTGCCGCCCGGTGATCTGACGCTCTCGTCGGACCAGATCATGGACGCCTGGCACCAGGCATGGGGGCAAGCATGAGCGACAAGCCAGTGGATGTGGTGCTGACCATAGGGCCGCAGGGGCTTCAGTTCGTAACCCTGGACGGCGAGTTTCACAGCTTGCTGGACCCGGCTGATCTCACAGAGGATCTCTGGGAACAGGTGAACCAGCTTGTTACCCACCTCTACGAGACCCTCGGGGACCTGCACGAAGAGATGTGCCAGTCGGACAAGCTGTGGTGGACGGAACCATCCAGGAACTGATGCCAGACTCCGGGGACTTGGCGACATAAATGGGGGTGAAGGAGTCCCTCCCATGCCGAGTTACATCAAGCTGCTCCAGGGTCTCGTCGGGCAGGCACCGCCGAAGATCAACCGCCGGGACTTCCTGAAGAAGACTGGGGTACTGGCAGCTGCTGCAACACCGCTTGCCGCCAAGCTCCCCGAAGCACTTCCCGAGGTCGCCCAGCAAGCCGCCAGAGTCAGGCCCGATCTCCTGCCGCCTGGCTTGATGGACGGGTTCGGTCTTCCTGACGGCTCGATAATCACAAGGCTTGGCGACGACATTGCCTTCGAGCCAGGCCCGCTCGCCATGGAGAACGCGAGCCTTGCTGACCTCCGCAAGTGGACAGATGCCATCGAGAGAGCCAGGCGGGCAATGGGCGACGAGGCTGCCTCCGGAGTAGTGTCGCACTTCAATCACCTCACCAACACCTGGCATGCACCAGTGCTGGAGCGTGTAGGTGAAGACGGAGACGACTTGTATCGAACGCACTACCTGCGAGCTGGCCAGAGTGCGCCAGACAACCTGGCTGATGGCTGGTCACCGGCTGACCCCCACACGCAAACGTATTTCGATGAGAACCTGGCCTTTGGGGAAGGCATCGACGAGAACACGGTCAGGAACTTGACCGATGAGTGGAAGAAATGGAAAAGCTACGACCTCCAGGCTTCGCTGGACAAGCATCCCAAGAGCCGGGAGGCCCACAAGAAGCAGATGGCCGAGAACCCGAAGTACCGGCAAAACCACATCGAGGCTCTCCAGGCGTTCGAGCTTGCCCCCGGTGGCCGGGCCGACCAGCAGCCGGTCATGGACATTGACCCAGACCCCTACCGCAGGGGCACGATCGACAAGAAGTGGGGCCGGATGCCAGCAGTGCCGTTCGAGCGAGTCGGCAAAGGCACATTCCTGTCTGCCCCCCTTGGTGCCGCACTCTTGAGTCCGCAGGAGGAACGCTGATGGCTGGATACATCAGGAGGCTCGCCAAGCCCTACAGCATCGACTCGGTCATGGCCGGTCGCTTCGACGCGGACGCTCAGCCTTCTGCCGTTCTCCCCCAGACAGTTCCGGCAACGCAGAAGAGACTCAAAGAACTGAGCCAGTGGGCAGAGAAGCACGGCGAGCCGGGCACCGCCAGGGGCACCTACCGCATCAAGAGGTTTGCTGCTGGCGATAAAGACATCCCCGACGACGCGGACATGCTCACGACCACCCGCGAGCAGTACCACCGGGATCATGTCTACGGTCCCCAGATGTGGGACAAGCTCAAGGACTCGCTTCTCAGTCCCGGTCTCAGCGGCAGTTTCATGTCCCAGCCCAACGCCCAGCGGGTCAAGGACTTCTCGAAGCCGCTCCATGTGTTCACCGGAAATGGCATTGACATCCTGGCTGGAGGTGGTGGCTACGCCAGCCCGCAGGCTGGTTTCATTGCCATGAACCCCACCATGGCCAAGAACTTTCATGGGTACCAGCCGGGCGGTCTGTTCCGTCACGAGATCGGCCATGTGATGAACGACCCGGCTGACATGTACGAAACTGAACTCGCCAACCCCGCCAGAAAGTTCACGACAGACTCCCTGAATGGTCGCGTCCGGTGGGGGTCAGGTCGCCACGTTCCCCAGGAACACGCACTCACCGCCCTGGCAAACGCCGACTCGATCAGCAAGCACCTCAACTACACGAACACGCTGCCCGAGTTCATGGCCGAGTACAGCAGGCTCAAGGGCTTCAACTACGGACTGACCGGTGAAGTCCCGATGACTCCCAAGCAGCACATCGAGATGCTGAAGAACACGCTCAGGGAGCCGGTCGATGCTGACCTCTCCAAAGGTCTTGGGCCCATAGCCCCGACGACTGGCCCCGAGCCGACCATGCAGTACGGACCACAGAAGGGGCGGAAGGCAGACGGGTACCACCAGCTCCAGTTCTACTTGCAGGGGATCCTCCAGGACCTGGACGAGTGGGACATGGAGATCCTCGGCCAGCTTGGTCCGCACATCGTCAGCAACGAAGGGGCGAAACATGCCGGAACAACCTGAGTCCCCCAGGGGTCTCCGTGAACTCCGAGAGGTGATCGCCCGCTACAACAACCGGGGCAGGCTTGCACTCCATCCCGACGAGATGGACCACATCGCCAGCCATCTCTACCACGGGAACTCCGACGCCTACCGGGCTGGGCGAGACGAACTCCCGCTCCCGGAAGACTCGTACCTGCTCGATCCAGAGCAGTGGCAGAAGTTCGCCCGTCTCGGGGACAGGTTCGATGACGGCTCGCTGGAAGAGGGCGAGCTGGTGTTCGACGAAGACCCGCAGGCTCACCGGAAGATCCTGCGTCGTGGAGAAATCGGGCAGGGCTGGACCGACGAGGACGTCAAGGCCAAGGGTCAGGGCAAGGCTTCGTTCGAGCTGTCGCCAGGAGACAAGCAGGCACACGCATGGCTCAGGGACCGCGAGTTCCTTGAGGGAATGCTGGGCCGCACTCCCGAGAGCGACCTCGAAGCAGAAGAAGACCGAAGGTTTGCCATGTCCCAAGGTGGGTCTCACATGATGACCCCCCTGGAAAGCGCACTGCACTACTACGAGAGAAGCAAAGACGCCAACTTCTCGCACGGCAGCAACGGCTGGGATCCCTGGAGAACTGCCAACTTCAAGAGGTACGCCTCGAACCAGGCAACCCTGCAAGCGATGGAAAACCCCGAGTTCGCTGCCGGTGCAGTCCTCGGTCCCATGCAGGCTATCGGGCAGTTCGCGTCCCACCAAGCAGTCGAGCATCCCGAAGAGAAAGACTTCATGCCAGCTGCGTCTTCAGCACTGGCTGGCGGTGCCCTCTCTGGGTTCGGCCCGGCTGCCTGGCTTGCAACTGGCGGCATTCCAGGCATGACGGCAAGAGACACTCCCGTCATCGGCCCTGCCCTCGGTGCTGTCGGTGACTTCGCGTCCAACCTGACCCGCAGTCTCCTCGATGGGTCTGCTCCGGGAGAAGCTCTCGACGCCTGGAGGAACTCGACCTCGGGCAAGAACATCAACAACATCTCGCCCATCATCCCGCAGTCCTCGCAGAAAGACTGGGTGGACTCACCTGCTCAGCGAGAGCAGTCTCTTGGCGAGGTAGCCAAGACTCACGCAGATGCTCGCGGGATGTCCCAGGATGACTACTGGAGAGCCGAGAAGGGCCAGGTCCCGAGCTACGCGGGATCCCTTCTGGGCGAGGCGCTCTACGAAGCACCGCTCGATCCGCTCACTCTCTCCAGCATGGGAGTAGGAGCTGCCGCCGGGATCGCTCGCGGCGTGGCTGGCGGTCTCGCCAAGAACGCAGCTCGCGGTGCAGCCAAAGCCACCCTGAAGCGAAGCCTGCTTTCCGGTGCCAAGCACCTCGGCAACGAGACCCTCCAGGAAGCAGGCACATCGGTCCCGCTCACGGCGGCGATCCATGCTGGCATCGAGTACCCGAAGCCGAGCTGGGGTCAGATGTTCAAGCCCGGCATCGAGAACAGGCCCGATCTCGCCAGCAGCCCGGATTACATCAAGGACGACGGCGAGTTCCAGGGCAAGATGAAGACCTACGACGCAGACCAGGCTCAGCTGGCAGACAGAGAGTACAGGTACACCGAGGCAGCCAAGGCAATCCAGAACCAGAACTTGAACACAGCCAACAAGGCTAAGCCAGCGATCAAGCCTGGGTCAGTTCCGATGGCTTACTAACTCCCTGGTCCGACACTTACGAAACACTCTGTCGTCGCGTGTGATCTCTACACCCTAGGAGAACCGCGCACATGGACGAGCAAGAAGACGTTGGCGTTGAACAGCAGGACGTTGACAACACCCAAGAAGAGGTGGAGTCTCCCGAGCCGCAAGCCGCCGAGCCCGCACCCCCGCCGCCGCAACAGGCACCGAACCCGTGGGGGGTGATGGAGAACTTCCGCCGCCTGCCCCAGTTCCAGGGCAGATCCGAGCAGGAAATCGCCCAGGGGCTGTACCTCTCGATGCAGCGAGAGCAAGCCGCCGCCCGGCACCTGGCCCAGTACCAGCAGGTCATGCCGATCGCTCAGCAGTACCTGGCTGACCGGCCGCAGTACGAAGAGTGGCTGAAGACCCGGAATCAGCCGCAGGCACCCGTCCAGCAGGCTCCCGCGCCCGAGAAGAAGGGGTGGTGGAACCCGCCGGAAGTCCGGGAGGCATACAAGCAGTACCTCGTCAAGGACGAGAACGGCCGGGAAGTCATCTCCCCGGACGCACCACTCGACGCCCGCCATGCCTTGGCTGAACTCCAGTCTTACAAGGCAAACTTCGCCAAGGAGTTCCTGTCGGACCCGGAGAAAGCCCTCGGCCCCATGATCGAGGCTCGCTCCAAGGAGATCGCCCAGCAGGCAATCCAGCAGCAGCTTCAGGCCCGCGACAACGAGTCATTCGTGGATTCGATCCAGGCCGAGAACCAGGACTGGCTGTTCGACGAGCAGGGCAATGTCACACCGGAGGGTCTTTCGGTACATAAATATGTCGAAGAGGCGAGGGCTCTAGGCATCGCTTCTCCTCAGGCCCGCTGGCAGTACGCGAGGGACAAGGTCGAGTACGGTCTTCTGCTTCGAGACTTCGAGCAGAGGCAGGCTCAGGCCCAAGCCCCTCAGTACCAGCAGCAGGCTCAGCCACAGCCCCCAGCCCCGCAGTATCAGCCCCCTGCTCCTCCCCCTCAGGCCGACCAGAGGGCTGCGATTGCCCAGCAAAACATGGAGTACCTGAGGCGCGAAGCCTCCCGGTCTCCAAGCCGATCAGCCGGAACCACCCACAACGACCCACGAGCCCCCAAGCCGAAGATGTCGTTCGAGCAGATGCTCGCAGCGAACGCCGAAAGCAAGGGCTTCATCTAAGAAGGATAGAACATGCCGTCGTCCACCGACTGGGCTCGTAGCATTGGCACCACGATCATCCAGTACCTGCGGCAGGAAGAGCTGAACACCTTCCGCAAGTTCAAGGTGTTCGCCGCTCTCGAAGCATCGGGCAACGTCCTGATGAATCAATCTGGAAGAGGAATCCAGTGGCAGATCCGTTACCGGAATGTTCCAGTTTCGGGAAACAACGGTGAGACTCCCCGAGTCTTCGCCCGCCAGAACCTCTGGGTGGACGCCGAGCTTCCGTTCCGTGGCTACCAAGTCCCCGACAGCATCTACAAGAAGGAGATGCTCGAAAACCGGGGCCAGCAGGCTCTCATCAACGTCGCCGGGAAGATGGCAACCCGGCTCCAGGAGAGCATGGAACAGCACCTCGGGCATGAGGTGTGGGTTGACGGCAACCTGCCGGGGAATGAACTGCGGTTCCACGGCATCGAGTCGATGATGGGCATCGACGGCACCGTCAACATCAACGACGGCACCAAGCGGGTTGCCAACGCCGAAGACATGTTCGGCTGGCCCGCCGACGTCTACGCCACGGTCAACACCGGTCTCGGTGCGGTGGCTGGCTCCCAGCACCCCGGCAGCTCGTGGCCGAATGGCACCTGCGACCCCGAGTACGACTTCTACTCTCCGGTCGTGGTGAATTACACCTCGACCAGCTTCAAGGGTGGTACCACCCCGACCTGGCAGGAGAACTGCGTTCAGGCCGTCCGCGAGGGCATCAACCAGGCCAAGCGCAACGACACCAAGGAATCCCAGATCGACATGGTCATCGTCGATCGCAAGATGTACATCGAGTACATGAACAAGCTGGATTCCAAGGAACGGATCCTCGCCAACAACAACGAGGGTCTCCGGTCCTACGGCTTCAAGGACGTCTTCCAGCAGGACGGCGTGGACGTCAGCACGGAATACGCTGTCCCGAAGGGGTGTGGGTACGGTCTCTCCATCGCAAACATGGAGATGAGGTGCATGGAAGGCAACCTGATGACTCCCGAGGGTCCGTTCTACAACGAGGAACTTCAGTCTTACAGGTATGTCGTCTCCGTCCTCGCCAACCTCCGGTTCAAGAGCCCGAGGAACTTCTTCAAGCTCCAGGCCATCGCCTGAACCAAGACGGTCCCCTGAACCCAACCCAGCCCCTCCACCAGAAAGCTCACACGCATGTCCACTCTGACTGCTGATCCGCCGTTCGCTCGTGGTCACACCCTCGGTGAAGGTGTGAAGGTCTACCCGCCTGAGTTCGGCAACGGGTGGGCCGGTGCCGAGAAGGTCTTCACCGACGACCATGCCCGCAGCGGAGACAAGCTCTCCAACGGGGTGGTCCGGTGTGTTGCTCTCCGCAACAAGACCGGCGATGTCCTCCAGGCTGGCCAGGTGGTCAGCTACCTCCTCGGTGAGACGAAAGCTCTCGCTGCTGCCGGTGACGCTCTCACCGCCGTGGTGGACGAGTACCTCCCGCCCGCCGGGGTCAAGGAAGACGACGTCTTCTGGGGTGTGATCTCCGGTCCCACGACCGTGGATTGTGCTGCCGCTGCCAAGGGCGACAAGCTCGGCCTCGGTGCCGGTGATGCCGTCGTGGGCGAAGGTCTCGGTGTCGCCCTGGCCGATGTCGAGGACGGCAAGGTCCGGGCCCTCGTCGGCCTCTCGAACCACTCGGCCTCGGTCTGATCTCCATCCCCTACCAAGAGCCCCAGAAAGAACCCACCTTCATGCGTCCCTTGCTCCTCTGCCTCCTCGCGGTCGCTGTCCTGGTCTTCGGTGTCCCGGCCCTGGCTGATGTCTCGGTCAACGTCGCGGAGCCCGCTGTGGTTGCCGTGGCCGAGACCCCGACTGCCACCGCCGTGGCCGTTGCCACCCCGAAGACCTCCTGCCATGGCAGCCGAAAGTCTGCCCGGAAGGAAGCCCGGTACCAGCGGTACCTCGGCCGGGAGAACGCTCGTGCTGTCCGAAGTGGTGCCAGTGTGGCTACAGCCACCGCTGTCTCCCGCTGAGATTCATCTCTTCATCAACAGCCGCACCGGGGGGCCCAGGGATTCCACATCCTCGGGCCCCCCGGATCTGTAAGGGGGGCAGCCATGTCTGACACGATCCGGGCTCTGCTGCGAGAGAAGCAGGCCGGGAGACCCATCGACCTCAACGCGGCAGAGGCTGGCATGGGTCAGATGTTCTCCAAGATGGCCAGGGAGAACGCTGCGTCACCGATCCCGATGGACGAGGGGATGATGGAGTCCCTCTACGAGTCGCTGCTCGGCCCGACGATGGCCAGCCAGATCCTCGACCAGTACGGCAACTGGCGGGAGAGAACCCTCCAGAATGCCTTGAACCAGGGTGATGAGGGTCAGCTCATGCGTCCCATGATCCGCTCGGTCATGCAGCTCGACAGGTGACCATGGACATCAAAGAGCAGCCAGAACAGCAGTGCGAGGAGTGCCTGAAGGTACTCCCCATGACACCCAAGTATTTCGCCGCCGCCAAGGGCTGCACCTACAAGCGGCAGCGGGTGTGCCGGAAGTGCAAGGCTGCCATGAAGCGGCAGTCTGCCCTGGGGAAGATCGAGGCTCAGGCGGTCGAGAGCTTCTGCTCCCGGACGATCTCGGGTGGTGCGAACATCCCGCACACCGCAGAGATGCTTGAGTCCATGATGAACTACTTCGGGGGAGTGAACGGATTCTCAAGCATCTGCATGAAGCAATACTGGGACGCCAAGCCCGGAAGCAGGATCAGGTCGGGAATCCTGGAGATGGTCGTTCGTCTCGCCACGAAGAACACCGAGGCGGGCGGGGCCAAGAAGCCCATCGACCTGTACACGGAAGAGGAACTGGAAGCAGAAATCACCCAGCGGATCGAGAACGTGATCCTGCTGAACCAAGGAAGGGTTCTCGATGTCATCCCGCAAGCACCCACCGGTTCCACCGCCTTCCCCGCTCCCGAATGTGAACTCCCTCTCGGGCTATCAGATCGACGAACTCAAGAGCTTGCAGAGCGAGCTTTCGGAACGCCGGATGGAGTCCTTGAGGCTGTACTGTCCAACGCCCAAGCAATGGGACTACCACCAAGACAGAGCGAGCGAGACCCTGGTGATCGGGGGGAATCGGTCGGGTAAGTCCCTCTGCACGTTCGTGGAGGACGCATGGGCTGCCACAGGTACCCATCCCGTCGAAGGCAAATACCCCAAAGAGGGCGGGAACCTCATCATCGTCGGTGCCAACTGGAAGCACATCGGACTGGTGGTCGTGCCCTACCTGTTCAAGGCCGGGGCCTTCAAGATCATCAAGGACAAGACCACCGGGAAGTGGCGGGCGTTCAACCCAGCCCTGCTCGGGGACCTGGAGCGGGAGAAGCAGGCTAAACCAGCCCCACCGCTCATCCCGCCCCGGATGATCAAGAGCTACTCCTGGCTCTTGAAGTCTGCCGGTTACCTCAACTCCTGCGAACTGGTAAACGGCTGGACCATCTACTGCTTCAGTTCTGAAGGCGATCCGCCCCAGGGCTTCCAGGCTGACAGGGTCCACATCGACGAGGACATCAACAACGAGCAGTGGGTCCCCGAAATGCAGGCCCGGCTTGCTGACCGAAAGGGGAGGTTCACCTGGTCGGCCATGCCCCACTCGAAGAATGACGCCTTGCTGGGGCTCAACGAGCGGGCCGACAAGGCAGAGGAGTCAGGAAGCAGTGACATCAAGAGGTACGTCTTGAGGTTCCTGGATAACCCTCACATCGACGAGAACGAGAAGAGGAAGATGATCGAGCGGTGGGCAGCCGTGGGCGAGGATGTCCTCAAGCAGCGGTCGGAGGGCGAGTTCAACACCGACTCGATCAAGGTCTACCCGAACTTCAACATGTCGGTTCACGGTCTGTCTAGAGAGACACTGGCAGGCTCATGTGTTCCCCCGGACTGGTGCCGGTACGCCGTCATCGACCCCGGCCACTCGGTCACCGCAGTTCTTTTCGCCGCAGTTCCGCCCGACGAGCGGATGGTGCTGGTCTACGACGAGCTGTACATCAGGCACTGCAACGCCATCATCTTCGGCCAGGAGCTGCTCAAGAAGGTAACCGGAACTCAGTTCTATGCCTTCCTGATCGACGCCCATGGTGCCCGCCTGACTGACATTGGTTCAGGCAAGTCGCCCCAGGAGCAGTACACCGAGCAGATGGTGAAGCACAACATCCGCTCCCAGGCCACCGGATCGAGCTTCATCCCCGGCTCCGACGACGTTCAGGCTGGTCTGTCTGCCGTCCGCAACATGATGCACATCCGCCCGGACGGCACCCCCAAGCTCCGGTTCCTCAGGGGCTGCCTGCCCAACATGGAGCGGGAGATGAAGCTCTACAAGAAGAAGGTGCAGTACGTCGCCGGGACCTCGATCGTCACCGATGAACCCAACAAGCGGGGCGACTTCCACCTCGTGGACTGCCTGCGGTACCTGTGTGCCTACGAACCCCGGTATCACGCCCCCCACCGGCAGTCAGACGACCCCTGGTGGGTGAAGTGGAAACAGGACAGAGACAAAGCCAAGGGGAACAACGGAGTGGTTTACCTGGCACCCAACTCATACACGGAGACCTGGGTCGCGTGACCGACAGTTACGGATCGGGCCACCATGTGGTTTGATTCCCAGCTGGAGCAATCAACCAGGGAGCAAGCTACATCATGGACCACAGTGAACTTCTCGTCGGTGACATGGTTCTCTTTCACAGCAACCCCTTCACGCCCGACAAGAGTCAGGCTGCGATGGGGTGGGTCAGCACTCGTCCCGGCAACAACACCGTCAACATCCTGATCTGGGCCCAAAACGCCGGGTTCGTGGAAAAGCCGAGTGTTCGCCACATCGATGACCCGTTCTGGCGGGAGAGCGAGACGGCCGCTGCCTGGGGGAAGTGGGGGGCATATGAGCTGCACCCCAACACGAAAGCTCTGAAGGAAATGCAGGCCGTCCTGACCAGAGCCAAGATCGACGCCGCCAAGAAGGTGAAGGGTGAATGATGGACACCATGGGGCTCTCCACTGACGCTGCCGAGAACTCCGAGGACGGCGGGCTGCCGCCACTCCCCGAGGACGGCATCAACCAGAAGCTGATGGAAGACGCACTTCGGTCAGTGGCGACCTCGTGGCTGGAGAAGATCAAGGCTTCCGAGACCCACAAGCGGCCGTTCTCCATGGACGCCCAGGAAGCCAGGGACTTCTTCGACGGAGCTGCGGACTGGTTCTGGAAGGGGCGAGGCGACGGTCCTGGGGCATCCCCCAACTACTCGAAGCTGGCCCCCCCGAGCTTTCGGATGTGCGTGAACAAGGCTTTCGAGGCCGTCAAGCTCTTTGCCTCTGTCATCTACCACCGAAATCCGGTCAGGACCGTGACTCCCAGGCCGTTCCCGATGGTGACCCCGGTCGCCCTTGGGATCGACCCGAGCGCCCCGCCGCAGGTGGACCCGATGACGGGCCAGCCAGCCCAGGATCCTCGCATCCAGACGTTCATCCAGACCTCCAACATGATCGCCATGGAGGACGAGAAGAAGAAGGGCGTCTCGGCTCTGGTCGAGGCTTACCTCAACTACACACCCACCGAGCTGAACCTCAAGGAACACTCTCGGAAGTGCGTGGATGAAGCGATCGTCACCGGGCTGGGTCTTTGGTGGACGGAGCTGGTCACGCTCGAAGGTCCCGGCGGTCAGCCGTTCGGCATGATCGGCAGCTTCTTCGACAGCAGCGACAACATCCAGTGGGATCCTGACGCCGACGAGCAGGAGGACATCCTCTGGGTTGCCAGGCGGTGCGTTCACCCCATCGACCAGGTTGCCAAGCAGTACGGCGTGTCTCGGGACGACCTCAAGGGCCACATCGAGAGCTACTCGTCCAGGTCCCAGGAGCAAGACCAGGGGTACAAGACCAAGCGACGGAACGGCAAGACGAACGACCTGATCGTCTACTGGAGGATCTACTCCAAGACTGGCTTCGGCCACACCCTCAAGGGAGCCCCGAAGGAACACAAGGAGACGTTCGACTCCCTGGGGGACAACTGCTACATCGTGGTGGCCGAGGGGGTGGACTGGCCGCTGAACTGCCCGAAGCAGCTCGCCCTTGAGCCGCCTTCCCCCGAGACCGGACTGCCCGAGCAGATGTTCGCCAAGACCCGCTGGCCGATCCCCTTCTATGCGGACAACAACGGCTGGCCGTTCGTGCCGCTCCAGTTCCACCGGAAGACCGGGTACTCGTGGCCGATCTCGCACCTCAAGCCAGCCATGCCCGAGCTGAAGTTCATCAACTGGGCCATGAGCTTCCTTGCCACCAGGATTATGACTTCCTGCAAGACGGTGATCGGGGTAAGCAAGGCCGCTGACCAGGACGTCAAGGACCAGCTCGCCAAGCACGAAGAGAACGGATTCTCGACGATCGAGCTGTCCGAGACCCTGGGCCGGTCGATCAACGACATCGTGTCTGTGTTCCAGCTCCCGACCGTCACCCCGGACATCTGGCAGATCCTCCAGGCTGTCATGGAGATGTTCGAGAAACGGACGGGACTGACGGAACTCGTCTATGGCATGACTCGAAATCAGTTCAGAAGTGCAGCAGAGGCGCAGGTCAAGTCGGAACAGATCAGCGTCAGACCCGACGACATGGCCAATGTGCTTGAAGACGCTATGGGACTACTGGCCCGCAGGGAAGCACTTGCAGCCAGATGGTTGCTGACCGGCCAGGACGTCGTCCCGGTTCTCGGCCCGCTGGGTGCTGAAGTCTGGGAGTCCCAGATCCAGCAGCTCGACCTCAACACGGTTGCCCGAGAGTACGAGTACCGCATCGAGGCTGGTTCTGCCCGCAAGCCGAACAAGGCCAGCGAGGTGGAGCGGATGCAGATGGCAGTTCAGACCCTCGGTCCTATCCTTCAAGGTTTCGCCCAGATGGGTCAGGTTGACCCCATGAACGCCCTGCTCCGCGACTGGTGCAAGTCCATCGACATCGACCCGAACCCGTACATGATCCAGCCCCCGCCCCCGCCGCCCCCGCCGCTGCCTCCCGGTGACCCCGGCCAGCCCACTCCACCTGGCCCCGAGGGTAACTCTCCCCCGGTCGAAGGCGGCGGCGGGGCTCCTCTCATGCCCCCGGAGCCCGAGCAGATTCCGCAGGAGATGCAGCCATGAGGATCCCGCTGCCGTTCGAGATCGAAGCCGCCCCCGACGAGATCCGCCACCACTACGAGCGGATGATCAGGGACGGGCAGACCGAATCCTTCGCCCTGATGTGTGCGCTTCAGCAGCCTCCGGGAACCAAGGGCACCGACCGGGCGTTCCAGCAGGGCAGGCTCGACGGCAACTGGATGGACGACATGCCGGTTCACCAGGCCCAGAGGATGGTCCGCGAAGCCAAGGCTGCCGGAATCAGCATCACCGGCAAGCAGTACGTCTCCGGTCTGGCCGACAAGCGGGGTCACATGGACCCCATGGCTTGGGTGTCGGACACGGCTGACGTCAAGGCTGTAGCCAAGGCCCGCAACCTAACGGTTCAAGGCATGGTCACACACCAGGGTACAGAGATGCCCCGGAAGCAGGTCGGCATCAACAGGGCGACTGCCAGAAAGCTGGTCCGGGAGGAGATGAGCAAGAAGCCAGGCATGAAAAAAGAGGATGCCGTGGCTCTGGTGCACGAGAAGTACAGCCTCAAGCAGACTCCGAAAAAGCAGTGATCCATCTGGGGTGCGTTGCGACATAAATGGGGCAGACGCCCACTCTATGTCGAGGTCACCATGCCCAAGATGGAACGCAACGCCGGGGTCATGCCGGTCAAAATCACCTCGGATGTCTCCACCTCCCAGGTGATCCCCTTCCACGCTTCGGCTGGCGGGATCCTGATCGCTGAGTCTGGTTCCGGGACCGTCCAGTGGTCCTGCCTGGTCGAGCCGGGCGGCACCCCGTTCCCCCTGTACGACGAAGAGGGGAACAGAGCCGAGACCCTCATAACTGAGGGTAACGCCGTTGCCCTCCCTGGGTGCGTCTACTCCGTCTCCTACCTCGTGGGCGAGGGGGCTGACATCGAAGGCTACCTCTGTGCGAGCGGCTGATGCCCCACTCCCAAATCACCCTCACCAACAAGAGGAAGAAGGCATCGGGACCACCGAAGCCGCCGCCCGCTGCTGTCACCCACCGAATCCTCCAAGAGGACGGGTTCAAGCTCCTCACCGAAGCCGGTGACCCCCTTCGCAAAGAGCAGAGTACCTGACCATGCCCGACCAGAAAATCTCAGCTCTGTCAGCGGGAACCGTCACCGACTCCACCATTTTCCCGGTGGTGAACGGGGCTGTCACGCAGCGGGTCACCGCCAAGCAGGTGGCTGACCACATCGGCAAGACCCCCGGCCCCCAAGGACCGGCGGGTGCTGACGGCCCTGCTGGTCCTGCTGGTGCCGATGGTCCTCCCGGCCCTCCGGGGGCTGACGGTCTTCCCGGTGACCCCGGCCCGCCGCACATCGTCTCCGCAGTCCAGCCTCCTCCAGCCACCGAGGTCGGTGCCCTGTGGATCGACCCGACTGCCACCGGAACCGGCGGCGGTGGTGGCGGCGGCACAGTGTTCGAGCAAGCCACCGAGCCGACCACCGCCAACACCGGGGACCTGTGGCTCTATCCAGCCGCCAAGACCACCGACCCAGTGGATGGAGCTGCACCAGCACCAGCACCAGCACCAGCCCCAACCACCGTCACCGAGATCGAGACCCAGGTCCTGAAGATCATGCAGGCCAGCCCCGGCATGACCGAGCCGCAGGTTCGGGCCATCGTCAGGTCCATGATGGTCGGCAATGCCATTGTCCCAGAGGACTTCCCCTGGACTCCGATGGCGTCGGTTTCCGGGGCTGGCTTGATCGAAGCCTGCATGACCAACGGTGTCATCAGGATCAGAGGCGAGCTTGTCTACACCTACTCGTCAGCCGGGACCTACTCCAACGTCCGGTCCCTGCCTGCCCGAATCCCCAAGCCGCTCGTCGCGGCCAGGGCTGTAGTCACCGGCAAGGAGAACGGAGTGACTCATCGCTTCGTGTCGGTCACCCTCGACACTGACGGGATTCTGAAGGTCTGCGCCACGGGTGGGAAGTTCACCCACTGTGACTTCAACGGCTTCTCGGCCTTCGCTTACTGAGGATCAGCATGCCCACCGAAACCAAAGCTCTTGCTGTCTTCAGTGGTGGCCGATGGGTTGCCGCTGCCGGTGGTGGCGGTGCCGTGGACCTGTCGGGCCTGGTCACCAAGCCCGAGTTCGTGGATGCAGTCCAAGACCTCAACGCCCAGCTTGCCAACCGATACACCAAGGACGAGGTCGATGACCTGTTCGCCGCCCTGCCGCCGCAGGTGCCGCCAGCCATCGAGCTGCACGACGAAGCTGCCCCGGACTTCGGCCCCGGCCTGACCCCAGCCGGTGCGGTCGCTGCCGTCTCCCCCTACGAAGACGGCCTGCACTGGTTCACGACCAGCTCCGTCCTGCTCTTGGTCAGTCGCAAGCCTCTTCCCAACGGTGAGGAGGTAAGACTCCAGTCATTCTCGCCAGCCGCCACTGCTATCGGTCGTCTCAGCAACTTCGTTCCTCCCCCTGGGTCAGTTGGCACCCCGCCGTCCTGGTTCGTTCGCCAGGAGGGCCAGGTGTTCTTCCGGCTGGAGGCTGCACTCCCCGACGACCAGTTTGTGCCGGTCGGCCGAGGGGATGTCCTGGAGTCGGTCACCCAGCAGCAACTCACCGACGCCATCGCCAACGTGCAGGTAGGGACGCTCACCCAGGAGCAAGTCCAAGCCATCGTTGAGGCTGTGGTCGCCAACGGGTTTGACCTGAGCAACTACTACGACAAGGCCGAGGTCGATGCCATTGCCAAGCTGGCGACCGACCAAGCCGCGATCTGGGATCAAGGCGTCGTCGATCAGTATTCCGCCGAGCTTCAGCTTGTTGCCAGCACGATCGGCAACTCGCTGGCCACCAAGGGGGACAAGACCGTCCTCGATGCTGCCGTTGCCGACATCGCCGCCCTGGCCTCCCAGCAGCAGACGTTCCTCACCCAGTCCGATCTGGAGCAGACCAACCAGCTTCTCCAGGGCCTGGGGACGGCCACCCAAGACTGCATCACCGGACTGGACCTCAAGGCTGACAAGACCACCGTCTCGTCCCTCGGCACCACCCTGATGGACGCCATCATGGAGGTGAAGAACGACACCTACACCATCATCGGCGTCGATTCCCTGCTGTTCGACAAGGCCGACAGGGCCAGCACCTACACCAAGTCCGAGGTCGATGCGGCCATCGCCAATGTTGCGACCGGCGGCACAGTGGACCTGTCGGCCTACGCCAAGCTGGATGACATTGCCCAGGACATCACCGCCAACTTGATGAAGGCCCAAGGGTTCGTGTTCACGAAGTCGAACACCTCGCTCGGGTTCAACCGCTTCCCCGACTACCCCAACGGAAAGCTGGGCATCGAGATCGGTGGCCCAGGCGGTGATCTCCAGTTCGTCGCCTACGTCTCTGACTTGTCGGCCTACGCCAAGCGGCAGGACAACACCCAGAACCTGATGGCCAAGACCATCGTGGCACAGGCAGTCGGGTTTGGTGACACCGCTCTGCCCCCTGCCGCCCTGAGCTACACCGACACCGGGGAGGGCTTCGGTCCTCGCTTGGTGTTCACTCTTGGCATGGTGAATGACTACGTCGCCCTGAGGTCAGACTTCGAGCCAATCGCGGCTCGGGTCCAGGCCATGGAAGACCGGGTCGTTGCTCCCACCACCTTCGACCCCGACCTGTACTGGCGAAGAGACATCTCCGATACCCGGTACATGCTCAAGGGTGACGGCATGTCGAAGGCTGACTTCGACAACCAGATGGCTCTGTTCCTGTACTCCCGGTCCCAGATCGACGCCAAGCTCGTTGCCATCAGTCCGGTCGGTGCTGCCACGATCAACGATCCGGCACTGGCTGAGTTCAAGCAGTCGTTGCTGGACGAAGTCCGCAAGCTCATGTCTGGCGGCAAGACCGTCCCGGCTGACGTTCCCTGGACCAAGCTGCTCAACACCGGCTCGACCGTGGCCGAGGCGAAGATGCTCAACGGGGTGGTGTACCTCAGGGGCGTAGTCACCAAAGCAGTTGCGGCCGGGTACGTCGCCAACGTCTGCCAGCTTCCGGCAACCATCCCGCCGCCTCCTGCGGAGATGGTCGTTCCTCTGGCCATGAAGCGGGCCAGCCCGGCCCTCCGAGCGTTCGGGTACGCCACCTTCCAGACCAACCGCCAGATCGGGGTCTCCTGCGACTCCTCCAGCGACACGATCTGGCTCGACGGCATCTCCTATCCGGCTTTCGACTGAGGCTCACATGGCACAGGCACATTTCTGGGACGGAACTCAGTGGGTCCCCATCTCCGGGGGTGGAGGTGGAGGTGGTGGTACGGGACCGCAAGGCCCACAGGGAATCCCTGGGCTGAACGGGGAGTCGGTCACCGTCTACGGACCACAGGTCGAGCAGCCAGTCGGACCCCGAAAGGGAGACATCTGGTTCGTTGACCCACCCAGGGTCATCACGGTTGGGCCTACTGGCCCGACAAACCCCCCGATTCTCGTCATTCCAGGTGGTGGTGGCGGTGGCTTTGGCAATCTCGACATCACCAATGTTCAGGGTTCGAGTGCAGAGATTTCCACCATCAACAGAGAAGAGGACCAGTAATGGCTACGCAGGACGTTCGGATTTGGGACGGTACTCAGTGGACCTCGATCGTCGGCCCCGCTGGTGCTGACGGAGCCAAGGGTGACCAGGGAAACCCCGGTGCCGATGGCGCAAAGGGGGACAAGGGCGACACGGGTGCTGACGGTGCTGACGGAGCGGACGGGCAGTCTGCAACCGTGGGTGTCGGCACGGTGTCCACGGTCAACCCCGGCGACCCGGCTCAGGTGGTGAACGTCGGCACCGGCCTGAACGCCGTGCTGAACTTCTCCATTCCCAAGGGGGAGAAGGGTGATGTCGGTGCGGCTGCTGTGATCAAGGGCACGACCACGACCTGGCCCCCCACGGCAACCCCGGCCCTCAACGACCTCTACATCATCGGGACCCCGGTTCCGCCCGGTGCCCCGGCTGGCTCCCAGCCCGGCGACGGGGTGCTGTACGACGGGGCTGCGTGGGTGAACGTCGGCCCGATCCAGGGACCGGAAGGCCCCCAGGGTCAGCCCGGCACGGCAGCCACCATCGCCGTGGGGACCGTGACCGAAGGCCCGGTGGCGGTCACCAACTCGGGGACGGCCACGGCTGCCATCCTGAACTTCACCGTCCCGAAGGGGGCCGATGGAGCCAAGGGTGATCCCGGTGCCGATGGTGCCAACGGTGCTGACGGAGCTGACGGCGTCGATGGCGAGAACGCCCAGTGCTTCGT